TTACTCCATTATCGTGGAGATATACTCTTCATATCTATTCATTGAATCCATATCAATCTTTTTGCTGACATGAGAATAAATATCGGATGTTACTTGAATACTTTTGTGGCCGAGGCGCTCCTGAACATATTTCATAGATGCCCCGGATTCTAAAAGTAAAACAGCATGAGTGTCCCGAAGGGCATGAATGGGTAATTTGGGTAGACCTGCTTTTTTTAGTATACGTTCAAACGCATTGAATAAAGATGATTTAGGCAGGGGAGATCCATCTTTCCGCGCAAACACTAAGTTTAATTCATGAAGGTAAACTTCATTAAGAACGAGCTTATCGTCATTTTGACGTTTTTTTAAATCGTGTAGATCATTAACCAATTGTTGATCAATAGTTATAATTCGCTTTGATGTAAAAGTTTTCGGGTCACTAAATAATTCATTCTGATTTTTCGCCCTAAAATCAAGAGTTTTAGATATATTAATAGTTTTATTCTTAAAATCAATATCTGTCCACCGTAAAGCCGCAGCTTCACCTTTTCGCATTCCAGTGTTTAGTAACGTCTTGAAGAAAATATAATATATATATCCGTATTGATAAGCTGTACGTAAAAAAAGCGGTAGATCATCACTGTTAATGAATTCAATATTATACTCTCTTTTTTTGTTAGTTTTAATCTCTATACCAACACATGGATTTTTTTCGATTTTGCCAAGCAATACTGCTTTTTCCATTGCATTACTCATGGTACTATGGATAATTTCCACTGTGCGTTTACTATAATTTTGATCACAAAGGTAGTTAATAAATTTTTGATATAAGATAGGTTTTACTTCTTTAATATCGATGTTTTTGAAATAGGGAATAATGTGATTATTAACATTTCTTTTATGTAATTCAATTGTATTCTTGCGTACTACCCCGGATTTATATTCTTTCAACCACTCATGAAGATAATTTTTAAGGGAGTAGGGGTGATCATCTAACTCTAATCCATTAAAAATTTTCTTTTCTTCTTCAGCAGCGGCCAATTGAGCTTCTTTCTTTGTATTAAAACCACGTTTTGATTTTTCCTTAAACTTCTTGTCGATTGGATCTTTATACCGGATGCGATATTCCCATGAGCCATTTCCGTGCTTTCTAAAACTGGCCATCTTTTTTCACCTCTCGAGAAACTTACGTTCTGTTTTTAGGTTAAAAAATTTTTTCGATATTTGATAAAACTAGCTGTTCTGGGATTCCATAAAGTTCAATTGCTTCTTTCACGGTTACACACTTATTAAAAGATGAGAACAACAAATTGATTGCAAAAAAATTTGCTTCTAATTCGATTTGATCTGTTGAGAATAATGTCTTTCTTTTTAAAAAAGGAGTGTTTGCGTCCGGATGAAAGATCGCATGACCTAACTCATGAGCGCAAATAAACTCCTTGTTATGTTCATTCGCATTCTGATTAATGTGAATGACCTTAACTCTGAAATGCCTACTGTAATACCCCAGGGCTTTTCCTAAATCTTCATATACCACTTCAATTCCTAGTTCTTTTGCAATTTTAAATGGATTATTTGTTTCAAATTTTTTTGTTATTGATTTTATCTTTTTAGTAATTGACTCCACAAAAGCACCTACTTACGATATTTTTTCGGAGTGAATTTTTGTTTTGAAATTCTTTTTGCGAGACGTAAAGAATTTTCCAGACTGGCAATTAATAACTCTTTGTCTTCTTCATCCATATCGTCAAGAGTTTGGCCGTCAAATGCGGCATAACCGTTCTTGCCTTCTAACCCTTCTATAATTTTTTGTAGCTCTTTCTGTATATCTCTTTCATCTTTTTCTGTAAGTTCCGGCTCAAAGTTTTCCTTTTCTGTTCTGCCGAGAAGGTAATCAACTGAGACGTTAAAATAATCGGCTACTTTTTGAACTTTGTCTATACCTGGAGTTTTTTCATCCCATCTTCTAATTGTTCCATTTGATAATTTGGTCTTCCTTTCAAGTTCAGCCAAAGATATTTTATGCTCTTTTGCCAACTTTTTTATCCTTTCAACTATTGTCATATCAACCATCCTTAAATGAGCCTATGACAAAAATTAAACTTTATGCTATTTTTGCGTTGACAATTAGCATATAGTTTATTAAACTGTGTTCATAAGCTACTTATTTAGCTTTCAGGACACTACAAACTAAAGCCTAAGACCACGTTCCCCAACGTAAAAGGCTGTAATTGTAGGGTTTATTCGCTATGCTTAGATATTAGCATATATCCTATTTTTCAGTCAACAAAAAGCTAAATAATTAGCAAAAAATATATAGGAGGTGTTTTCTGTGGAATTGGATTTCGGAAAAAGGGTTAAGACCTGGTTAATAATTAACGGCATGCAGCAGAAAGAATTAGCCGAAATGCTAAACATTTCTGGCCCTTACCTCTCCGACATTTTACACGGTAAAAGAGAAGGCAAAAAGGTCAGAGAGAAAATTGTCAAGATCCTGGACATGAAGGAGGTTTCATAATAGGTATGCTAACGGTTCAGGTAGATCAAGAACAAATAGAACGCCAATTTCTTGGCGAAATGCGTAAACACCTGAATGAAATTAAAAATCAATTCACATTCTGGGACATGAAAGAACTGTGTCGACAGACCAACATGAGCCCTAATTTCATAAAGGATACGTTCTTTTACGATCCTCGCTTTCCTAAGTATCGAGTCGGAAAGAAATGGCTTTTTCCAGCAAAAGAATGCGAAAAATTTCTATTGACCTGGTTGGCCGAACAGCCAAGAAATTAAGCCCTACTTAATGAGGGGAGGTGAGGAATTGAAGATCAAAACCAAAGAATGGCTTGCTTTAAGCGAGGCGGAACGTTTTATGAAGATTTATCAAGCATTTGCAAAATCGAAAGGAGCCCAAGTATGAACCTTAACAATTTTCTAAAAGCTGACCGCGAAAAAGCGGAAAGATTATTTATTTCAACGCGAGACCTTATTTCCGAATTGCCCGCCGCTATCGAAGACCATGATTTTGAAGGATGTGTAGAAATTGCGGCGACAATCATTTCACATTGTAAAGACCTTAAACGAATGGAGCACCCGGAACAGGTTGTTCGGCTTCACGAAATCGCGTCCAAATTCGCGGGTAGGGGGTTAAACGTTTCAACCGTAGGGAGATCATTTCAATGAATATCGAGCATCCATTGATCACTGAGATCAACCGTTACGGTTATCCTTTGGAAAATTTGAAGGACGAGAAGGATGCAGAAAGAGAGGGTGAAAATGGATCCAAAGCAGATTGACAAAGTATTGCAACTTGTTGAAAGTGCATTGAAAAATGGTGGGCAGATTGGCATTGACTATCACTGTAAGAATGAAGAGACAGCTCTTCAAAAAGTGCAGGATGCAGCTGAAAAATTGAACACAGAAATTAATCAGCGTTCCTACGATAATAGCTTTTGGTACGCAACTGAAATTAACAGGAAAATTCAAATTGTTGCATTTTATCCGTCAGCTTATGAACAAAAAAGCCGCCTCGGCAAAGGCGACTAAAAACAATACTTAACAACCTTATTTTAAATGGAGTTTATTACAAAATCAATTAGGAGGCAATATACATGAATCCTTTACAGGCGTTTGAACTAAACGAGATTTCAAATAATAGCCTGCAGCAGGAGAGCCGTCCACAGTTTGAGATTACGGACATGAATAGTCTAAATTGGGCGTTCCGGAAAATTGCTGCTTTAAAGACACAGGAAAAAGAAATCAAGGCTTTGGCGGCAACCGAAAGGCAGCGCATCGATGAATGGGAAACCCAGGAACTTAAACCTGTCGCGGACAATCTGGCTTTCTTTGAAAACCTGGTCAGCGTTTATCACTCAAAGCTGCTCGAGCAGGATCCGAAAGCAAAAACACTTTCCACACCTTACGGTAAGTCAAAAAGCCGCGCAATTAAAGAGCAGCCTAAGCCAGCCGATAAGGACCAGCTTCTCAAGCATGTTAAAGAGGCCGAGCTCACTGAATTTATCAAAGAAGATGTCAAATGGGGCGACTTTAAAAAATCTCTGTCCATCAAAGAGGTTGACGGCAAAAAGGTTGTCGTTGATGAAAATGGACAAGCTGTGCCGGGGGTAGAAATAGAACCAGCCTCCACCAGCTTCAAAGTGGAGGTGTGATAGATGTTTCAAGTCACAAACGCGCAGCGTGAAAAGGAAAAGGCAATTGTCGGCTTTATCGGGCCGAGTGGATCCGGAAAGACTGCCGGCGCCCTGCTTGTCGCTTATGGAATGATGCGGGAAGCATACCCGGAAGCAAGCGATGAGGAAGTCTGGTCAAAGATTGGTGTTGTGGATACTGAGCACCGCCGCGCCAAACTGTATGCAAACTTGCAATTTGATGATGTGAGGATCGGGAGTTTTAAACATATTGATTTTACGCCGCCTTACACCACAGAGCGTTATCAATTGGCTTTGGAGGCTATCAAAAACGCCGGGGCTGAGGTTGTCGTGATTGATTCGCTTTCCCACAACTGGGCGGGAGAAGGCGGTATTGTGGAGGTTCACGACAATATGTCCGGAAATTCGTTTCAAAATTGGGGTAAACTTGCTCCCGAAACAAATAAACTTATCAAGTCTCTCACACAAAATGATGTCCACATTCTGGCGACGCTTCGGACAAAAACTGAATACGTAGTTGAGCCGAACAATGAAGGGAAAATGTCGCCGCGCAAGGTCGGAACCAAGCCTGTGCAAAAGGATGAAATGGAATACGAGTTCATGCTCAATTTCAATATAAGTATTGATCACATGGCGGAAACATCCAAAGACAATACACGCATGTTTGAAGGCTCTTCTTTTAAACTCAATCCGGAAGTCGGCCGCAAGCTTTACCAATGGCTTGAGCTCGGCATTGACGTGAAGGCAGAGGAAGAAGATGAGCGGCTCCGTTTGATTGAGGAAATTAAAGCGATTGTTTCCGGCAACGAAGCAGCCGCGCAGATGGTTGAAGAATTTCAGATCAAAGCCAATAAAAAACTTGATCAATGGACTATTAAGCTGGCATCCGCCGCACTTGATAGATTACAAGATTTAAAGACTAAGGAGGAAAAATAATGTTTACAGTAGACCACAGCAAAGGTGAAGCTTTTGAACCTATTAAACCAGGAGAATATGAGGCAACAGTTATCAATTTTGAGGAGAAAACAGCAGCTTCATCCGGAAATAAGCGACTTGTCGTAGACTATGAAATCCGTTCTGACGTTGAGCAGCCGTGTCAGGGCCAAAAAATCCTATACGATAACTTCACGGTTACAAACAATGCTATGTGGAGATTTCATCAAGCATCAAAGGCCGCAGGTTTTCCAAACGGAATGAAATTTAAAGATCATATCGAATGGGCCAATGCGTTTCTGAATAAACCGGTTCGCTTGGTTGTCGGAGAACGAGAGCACAACGGCAAAAAATATCCGGAAGTCAAAGCGTTTAAGCCGTCTGAGGCGCCGGCACCAGAAGCAGCTCCAGTTAACATCAGTGACGATGATGTACCGTTTTGATCATAAAAAACACATTTGAGGGAGTGTATAGCTCCCTCGTTTTTAAAGGGGAGTTATCACATGTACGAATTTAAGAACATACCGCAAGAGCTAAAAAGCGCCCCTCAGTGGATTTTATGGCGTTCCGAAGAACGTGACGGTAAGAAAACAAAAGTGCCGTACCAGATTGACGGCAGCATGGCTCAATCCAGTAATAAAAGAACCTGGTCGACATTCCCGACCGTTTTGAAATTTTATAACGATCGAGATTATGACGGGATCGGCTTCATGTTTTCAAAAGATGATCCGTTCATCGGCATAGACATAGATCATTGTGTGGAGGACGGTGTCTTGTCCCCGTTCGCTGAGGAAATCGTTCAGGCGATTAGCAGTTACACCGAATATTCACCCAGCGGCAAAGGAGTCCACATCATCACAAAAGGTAAGATCCCATTGCGCGGGCCGGGTACAGGGAGAAAAAATCCTGAACTTGGGTTGGAAGTATACCGCCACGGCCGCTATTTCACCTTTACCGGTAATAGTCTCGGGATTGGGGCCGTTGAAGAACGAACAGACGAGCTCAAAGAGCTGTTCGAAAAGTATTTGAAGGACAAAAAAGAAGAATCGAAACCGTCCACCCTGCCTGCTGTTTCATCCAATGATATGAGCAATCTCTCCAATAAGGAGATATGGGAAAGGATGTTCAACAGCAAGAACGGGAAGAGCATTCAGGATCTGTTTAACGGTCATCTGATAAATGATGATCACTCGGCCACAGATATGGCTTTGTGTAATCACTTGGCATTCTGGACGGATAAGGATCCCGCAAAAATGGATTCGATGTTTCGGGAGTCGGGGTTGTTTCGGGAGAAATGGGATCGACAGCACTCATCTGACGGCGCTACATATGGAGACATGACCATTGCCGCTGCCGTTTATTCTACTCATACGACAATTTCTGATTTGCTGGAAGAGCAGCAGGAACAGCCGTATGAGGTGTACATTTCTCATTCCGATAATTCTAATTCTCAAGTTGAGGATACCGAAGAGATCATTGACACCCCGCCGGTCTTTCATTTAACGGAGCTGGGGAACGCTGAACGAATTGTCTACTACCACGGAAAGAATATCCGATACTGTAACGAGCTCGACTGGCTGATCTGGAACGGGAAGCGATGGGAAGAAGACAGCAAACGGAAAATTGAAGCTATCACTGCGAAAACATTACGGGCATTATACGGCGAGGCTAAGGCCACAGAAGACAAATTCCGAAAAAAACAGCTCAATGATTGGGCGAAGAAATGCGAGCGCCGCAATATACGGATGAACACCATTTTAGATGTTAGGCCAATGGTTTCAGTGAGGAAGCAGGAACTGGATTCCCACAAATATTTTTTCAATTGCGATAACGGTGTGATTGATCTGAAAACAGGAGAACTTCTGCCGCATGATAGGGATCTGCTTTTTACAAAAATATCTCCTGTCTCTTATCAACCGGACGCCGACTGTCCGAACTGGAAAGCTTTCTTGGAAAGTATTTTTATAGATGACCAGGGCGCGCCAAACTATGAAATTATTGATTTCATGCAGAAGGCAATTGGTTATTCGCTGACCGGGGACACCACAGAACAGGTCATGTTCTTTCTATTTGGAAACGGTCGGAATGGTAAATCAACCTTTATCAATACTGTTCAGCACCTGTTCGGGGACTATGGGCGGCAGACAAACAGCGACACCTTCATAAAGAAGAAAAATGACAGCGCCATAAACAATGACATTGCCAGGTTGGACGGCGCCCGGTTTGTGTCGGCTGTCGAGAGTGAAGAGGGACAGCAGCTGTCTGAATCGTTGGTGAAGCAGATCACCGGCGGCGAAAAGATGTCAGCGCGTTTTCTGCGCCAGGAATACTTTGAGTTTACACCTGAATTTAAAGTCTTCTTTACCACAAACCATAAACCGATCGTTAAAGGCAGCGATGAAGGTATTTGGCGCCGGATCCGGCTGGTCCCGTTTACTGTCACGATTCCAAAAGAAAAAGTAGACAAGAAGCTGCCGCAGAAACTGGCTGCGGAAATGCCAGGGATCCTGCGGTGGGCTATTGAGGGCTGCTTGAAGTGGCAGAAGGAAGGCCTGGGAGAACCGGAAGCGATCAGGAAGGCAACGGAAGGCTACCGGGAGGATATGGACATTCTCGCCCCTTTTCTTGCTGAAAAGTGTGTCACTCATCCGGCTGCAAAAATCGAAGCAAAGGAACTTTATAAGGAATACAAAGATTGGTGTTATGAAAATGATGATGTTGAGTTGAAAAATCGCGCCTTTTATCGTCAATTAGAAATTCGAGGCTTTAAAAAAGTAAAAGGTGCAAAAAACAAGACATTTATTCATGGGATGACATTAAATCAATATGCCGGAGGAAGCTTTTTACAGAATAATGATGGGCGGGTTACTGAAAGGGTTACTGAATTTTCTTCAAAAAGTAACCCAAGTAAGGTCGCTTCTATCAATAGAAAGAAGCTTTAACCATTGATATATAAGGGTTTGTGAAGTTTTACATTATTTAGGGGTTACTAAGGGTTACTTAAATTCTATGTTCCGTTCTCATGAAAAAAAAAAATAAAAAATAAATATATATATAAGTATATAGACTTTAATAGAAAAATAGGTAACCTTTGATAACCCAGTAACCCAAAAGAGGTTGAAACCCTTGATATGACTGAGTTTTTAAAGGGTTACTGAAATTTAAGTTCGATAACCCTTTAGTAACCCCTTTTTAAAAGAGGTGATAATTTTGCACCCAAAACAAATTTGTGATGACCTTGCCTTTTTGGGATCACCTTTAGTTCTGGACGGGGATGACCTTTATATTGAGCATCCGGAGAACGTCTATCCAGAACTTGTGGAATTTGTTCAGTCACATAAAAAACGGCTCATCCAGTATTTAAAAGGTGAATACTCAATGCAGGATCATAAAGTCAAACAGACCATTGATAAAATCATCAATTATTTTATGGGCATAGATCAAGAAATGAATCCAAAAATAGACGACTGGTTCAATCATGAGTGGGATGCGGCAACCAAAGCCGCGAGATTGCTCGTTCTATTTTGGGAGAACGGCTGGAGAGATCTGAACAGTTCCGTTGCGAATTTTGAGGATGAAGAAACGGACAAGCTCTCTTTAGAAATCTATGAAAGGGCCATGTCGTACTTTAAGGGGAAGAAAGCATGACGATTATTCATTACAACTATTCGGATACTGAAATGAAAAATATTCTCGACAGCATGATCATTATTGTGGATACGAGGGAGCAGAAGAACCAGCATGTTCTTGACTATCTCCGCAAAAAGAACGTATCCATCAAATTCAAAGGGATGAAGACGGGTGATTATTCCGCCATGATCCCGAGAAACGAGGAATACGGGATCAGCCGGGACATGTATTTGAACGCTGCTATCGAACGGAAAAACGGAGTTGATGAGCTAGTTCAATCCATTAAGGACCGTTCTCGGTTTGAAAATGAATTGATCCGTGCAGCCAAACACCCTTTCACTCTTCTTGTGGAGGATCTGGAAGGCTACCAAAAAATATTGAACGGAAAATATCGCTCACAATATAAGCCACAGTCTCTGCTTGGCAGCTTAAAAACGTTTGAAGTCCGTTACAATTTCTCAACCGTTTTTATTAACCCGAGCGCGACCGGAAACTATATCTATCACCATTTTCATTATATGGCCCGGGAGCTGTTAAAGGGGGCCTGTTGTGAATGACTTAATGAAGGCCCTTTATTGTGAAAGGAAAAAGGACGAGCTTAAAGCGCGGCTGCTTAAAATGGGATTTTTTAAAACGCCTGACGGTCGGCAGCTGTACGAGCTTTCATTGACTGAATTAGACGAAATATTCAAAAAGAAATTAATTGAAAGGGGAAGATGATCATGGCATTTGTAGGTTTTGAAGAATCACAAGAGGTGCGGCAGCTGGCCGAAAATTTAATCGAAGAGCACCACCCACATTTAAAAGATGCAAAGAAACACATTGGTTTTTACATCCGGGAGGGCAACAGCAAATGGGCCGGGAAGGCGAAAAAATGCACGGCCTTTGAGCGCCATATGACTGATTACATGCTTTTTGTATTCATCAATAAGGAAGCATGGAAGACGATGAACCAAGAGCAGCGTGCCGCCCTGGTCGATCATGAGCTTTGTCATTTTACCCGCGCGGAATGGGAGGAACCAGATCCGAATGACTCAAGCAAATGGGTTACCATGTACGGGCCCGCAGACGACTCTGACAGCTGGGGGATCCGTGAGCATGACGTTGAAGAGTTTTCGGAAATCATTGAGCGTCACGGTCTTTGGGAAAAAGGGATTGAATCATTCGCTGCTGCCGTCCGGGAGGCTGACTATCAAATGAATATTGATGATGTGAATAGACTTCAAAGAGTGAAATGAGGGGAGGCGGCGGAGTGAAAACGTTAACGATTGAAGCAGATAGCACAATAGAATTTTCAGAAGTCGCCTATATAAATGGGGGTTTGATACCTTTTGACAAGGGTTCGAATCTATTTAACACGTTTGCTCTTAAAGGGTTACATGGAGAAATTTCTTTTGAGGGTAAGGAATATATCATCACAGATATAGACTTTGGCTTATATTATAGGCGACTTGAGGCGGTCGAAAAACAGGCCTATTTAGAATCTTTAACAATAGAGTGGGGGCAGCAGAATGAAGGCACGGTGTATGGACTGCGGAAATGAGAGGTTCTTTTATCAGGAAGTGTCGGTACCGGCAAGACGGTTGATTGATGCAAACGGCGGCGCAAGAAACGGCAAGATTTTTGCAGCTAGCCGCGACATAATAGATCGCCTTTTTAGCGAGGGATACATTTGCGACAGCTGCCATTCCGATAATGTTCAAGTGCAAGGGGCGGGCCCTGCCGGGAAGATTGAGTAAATGGAAGAAATCTCGTTTGTAATAAAAAGTAATGAGAACGAAGGCCTCGCGGCGGAAAAGGCTGAGATCATGCGTGCTTTGCACGAATGCATAACACGCATGCAAGAAATTAAATTCATATGTCAAAGGGCAAAACGTCATTACATCGAGGAAAAGGACATCGACGATATTTTGAAATTACTTAAAGGTAAAGTGTAGCAGTCGGAGCCGGGAAGGAGTTGCATATGAGCCTTAAATTTGCCTTGCATGTACTTATCAGCAAGAAAAATGAGCTTGCCGAAATAATTAATGACATGGAAATGTTAGACGATGATGGAATTGAAATAGATGAAAAGAGTCTCATGGAGGATAAACAAAATTTAAGAAATTTAGAAAAAGCAATAGCAATACTAAGGAGCCAATCATGATATATCTGATTATAGGAATCGTCGTTCTTGCCGCTCCGTTCATCTGGATGGAGATTGCAGAAAGACGGATCCAAGAATGGGAAAAAGAAAAATGAACGAATGGAGGGAAAGGATGTCAAAGGAACAGCTATCTTTTCTCGATGATGTGGACGAAAAGGCCGTCCGAAAAATAGTCATCAAAGAACTGAAAAATTACCGCGCGCTCAAAGTCCAATTAGAGAATAAAAAAGAATGTTCGTCTGCCGGCATTAATATTTTCCCTTCCCTCCGGGATTCATTTACCGTTAACGAGCTCAAGGTCAAGCAGATAGAACGGGCTTTACAAAACAGCTTGGACGATGAGGAACGTTTGATCATCGAGAAGAAATACCTGACTGCTGCCAGGGTGAAAGACATCAATATTTATATGGAACTCGGCATGAAAAAGGATACCTATTATGAAATAAAGCAACGGGCAATCTGCCGTATAGCAACAGCACTCGGAATTATCTGAGTGCTTTTTTCATCGAGAAAAACCCGACAAAATCCCGACATTTTTCCGATAATCGGGGGGATAAAGAGGGGGAATTTTTATGTGTGCTTTATCGATAAGATTTACTTATCAAGAAATAACGGGAGACGCACTATTCCCTTATCAAGGTGAATTCGGATACTCAAATTAAGGCGATGAAGAATGAGGCCAAACGGGAGGAACATTCTGAGCCGGATCGCGCTAGTCTTGCGACTTTGGTATCGGGAGATCGTAAGAAGTATGTTTTTTGGACATGCCGTCTTACAATGCTTGGCTTCCTCCCGGAGTATGGTAAGGCGTTATTTAATAAGCGTTTAGCGTAAGGAGGAATCGTTCGACAAATTTTGCAAATGGTTCCTTTGTCCTTTTCTTTCACCGATAATAAGGTGGGAGGGTGATCAATATGGATATTGAAAACTTATTAACAATATTAAACAATCTAAACGATCGCGACCTGGATACACGTTTATATTTCACTAGAAAAAAGCAAAATGGAAGATATCAGTCATATTCACCAACAATAGGTGAAGATTTACAAGTGGAGCTCAAAAACCTTGTTGTAAGCGCAGTTGCAGAAGTACAGGATTCTGAACAGAGGCAATTTAGTCCGGTAGGAACAATTGAGGGATGTGTGGAAACTTGTACTACGGATGAAATAAATAATTTTAGAGACATTATAGAAAGCATGAATGATGATTTTGTAAATCGTAAGAAAATTCCTGATGATGAAATAAGTAAGTTAACGTTTTATTGTTTTAAAATATTTTCTCCAGAAGGAGATATTTTATTTTTTAGAAGGGTCACCAAATTTCATAAATTAAAAAAAGGATTCTTTGGTAAATTTAGTGGCGATGACTTCGAAAAACTAAATGATACGCTATTAGGAATTGATCCAAGTATTGATATAGTTGTTTTTCAAGGAGAAATGTTAATCTTAAGTCACATATCTTTAGAAAGAATTTTTTCTATTTCTGATCAATATCGACAAACGGCAGCTCAAACTCTTGATCTTGTTAATAGAGCAAATCGCATTACAAATTTCACGCAATTTAGGGAAGATTGTTTATCAGATGGAAGAGTAACTAGGGCACTTACAAAATTACTGAATGAAGAAGAGAGAATACATCAAGTATTTGAAAACTTTGAAAATGTCATCCGTGTAATTGATATTTTTGGATTAAATATTGATTTAGCTGAAGAAAACACTAAGCTGGTTTACGAAGATAAATCTCAGTTATTGGATATAACTAGACTTATGAGAGATTCATTTTATGTAACATACATTAATAATAGAGACGGTTTTGACGAGGGCATATAAGAAGGGAAGGTAATTATCGATGATCTCAGTTCTATTTCGAATAGGGTTATATGTATCGTCGTTTTTTCCTTTGTATATTCTGCTTATAGTGGATAATTATAAATATTACATTTCGACGGAGAAAATTATGAATATTTTAAAGTTCAAAGATTTTCTCCCCTCAATCTTTAGTTATATATTATTATTTTTAATTGTCTTTTCATTTTTTTCGCTTGTAGTAATTATAAAAATTAACTTAAATGAGAAAAAATCATTTGCAGGAATATGCAAAACCGAAGATAACTTACTTAGTTATGTCGTTACATATCTTGTTCCAATATTATCAATTGATATTGCCAAGGCAAATAGTTTGTTAGTGAATTTGGGTTTATTTTCGTTGCTTGGATTTATTTATGTTAAAAACAGTCTTGTTTATTTAAATCCTTTATTTTTATTCTTTAAATATAATGTTTTTGTAACAGAGAATAACGAAGTAATAATATCCAATTATGATATATATGAATTAAAGCATCTAGAAGGACAAAGACTTAGAACGCGTGTTTTAAGTTATAAGATTTATCTAGTGAGAAAACAATAACCATATACACAGCATCCTTTCGAGGGTGCTTTTTCATATTCTTTAAACTGCTTCCGGTAATTCTCAGAAAAAGACAATCGGCTTGAGTGCGGGGCAGTTTAGAAAGAATATTCCAGGCGCTTTCCCAATCGGCAGGGCTTTTTTTATTTGGAGGGATGATATGCAAAAACCGTTGAAACCTTGTAATGAGCCAGGCTGCCCGACTCTGACCCGGGAAGGTTACTGCGAACAGCACAAGCGGACAAAGCCAGCCTATGATCGATACCGGGAGTCAGCCGCCCGCCGGGGGTATGACAGCAAATGGCGGAAGGCAAGACAGGGTTACCTGTCAAAGCATCCTTATTGTGTTTCCTGCATGAAGGAAGGCAGGCGGGTTCCCGCGACAGTCGTTGACCATATCACACCGCATAAAGGAGATAAAAAACTATTTTGGGACTCTTCCAACTGGCAGCCGCTGTGTGCGCCCTGCCATAGCAGGAAGACCGCGAAGGAGGATGGCGGCTTTGGCAACAGAACATCAAACCTGCGTATGTGATCACTGTGGAACCAAGTTCCATATCAAAGGATGTTCAAAGGTTAGGAAGCATGACAACGGGGTGCGGCGGCATTACATCAAGTGTCCTCGGTGTCAGACTGAATATACGTCCTACTACACGAACGAGAAGATCAGGCGCATGCAGCAGAAGGTAAAGAAGCTGACTGCACTACGTCTCAAAGCACAAGCTCAAAAGGGAATTGACGTATACAAACAAAAATACACGCAAGCTCGAAAAGAATTAGAAACCGCCATGCTGCAGCTGCGGGAGGAAATGGAGACCCCCCGCCCTTAAATCTCTGGAAAGGATTCGCCAGAGACCGCGCTCCCCTCCACATTTTGAAAAATTCCCTAAATGAAATTTCGGAAGGAGGTGAGGGAATGGCAAGACCAAGGCAACCGGTTGATTTATTGCTTGTGAAAGGTAAGAAAAACCTGACAAAACAGGAGATTGAGGAACGAAGAAAGCAGGAGATCAAGGCGCCAAGCGACAAAGTAAAGGCGCCTTCTTATTTGCCGAAAGATTTAAAAAGGGAGTTCAAAAAAATAGCGGACGAGCTGAAAAACATCGGAATTATGACGAATTTAGATGTTGATGCGCTCGCCCGTTTTTTATATTCGCGGAAGCTTTACCTTCAGGTAACGGACCAGCTGCTTGAGCAGGGGCCAATGAAAACAATAGTCGTCAGAGATGTGGACGAACAGGGAAATATCGTGGGGGAAAAAGAAAAAACGGTAGTCAATGAAGCGTATTCGGACTTGCTTATCAATCAAGATAAACTATTCAAACAATGTCGGCAGGCTTCCAGTGATTTGGGCTTAACCATTTCCTCGCGCTGCAAGCTCGTTATTCCTAAAAAGGATGACGACAAGCCGAAATCAAAAGAGGAAGAGCGGTTTGGGGGCCGGATGTAATGCAAGAGGTCACCGCTGAAATTCTGATTGAGCGTGTATGGGCCTATTGCGAAAAAATACTTTCCGGTGAGATAAAGGCTTGTCAAAAGCATAAATGGGCTGTGCAGCGATTTTTTAAAGATGTTGAGGCGTTAGCGGACCCGGATTGCCCCTTTTACTATGACGCTGAAGCAGTGCTAGATTTTTACGAATGGGCGCGGCAGTTCAGGCATGTTGAGGGGATACTTGCGGGTGAGCCGATTGAGCTGACGGACTTTCAGCTTTTTATTGCGGCCAATGTATACGGCTTTTTTAAAAAGGAAAACGGTGCCCGCCGGTTCCGAAAAGTTTATATCCAGCTAGCTCGTAAGAATGCGAAATCGCAATTTCTCGCCCTCATGGCTTCTTATGAAGTGTTCCCAACAACCGAAAAACATCGGGTGTTTATTGCTGGATGGTCCCGGGAGCAGTCGGACGAAGTTTACCAGGCGATTCTTGAACAGCTGCAGCATGCTCCGATCCTTGAAGGGAAATATACATCTGCAAACGGCCGGGTAAAAAAGTATAAAACGAACTCAATAATTCAGCCTCTTTCCCGGGAGGCGCGGAAGCTCGGAGACGGTAAAAACCCTAGCTTGGGCATAGTCGATAAATTATTTGTCGCCTAACTTAGAAATAAGTTAGTGAAAATCAACCAAAAACGGTGGAATCTAAAAGCCATAGTTACAGATTAATAAAACTGGCTCATGATAATACCGTGGTAAGCGAGAACATCACTCGCCACCGTAACGCATAGGGGCTGAGCGTTAAGAGAGCAAAAAAGCCCCCACGAGTGGTTGACACCTTACTATTCAGTTAAAGGTGAAAATATATGCTGACCTTACAGGAAACTGTAAGAAGTAGAGGATAAAAAGCCTTTACGATAACAATGTGGAATATCATGCCCACGAGACAAGTGAAATTTATGATGTGATTGACAGTGGTATGGTCGCCCGGCGCAGCCCGTTAATGGCAATCATTACGACAGCCGGGTTTAACATGGAGCGGCCATGTTTTAAGGAATACCAATATACAAGCAAGATTCTCGATCCTGATGCCGACACAGAAAACGATGATTATTTTGTTATGATCTGCGAACTTGATCCAGATGACGACATAAAAGACGAGTCAAACTGGATCAAAGCCAACCCTATTGTTGCAACGTATCCGGAAGGTATGGAGTCACTACGCTCTGCCTTAAAGGTTGCGCTCGAAGTTCCAGAAAAAATGCGAAGCTTCCTTACCAAGAATATGAACCGATGGGTTGATCAAAAGGATAACGGCTATATGAAAATGTCAAAATGGCGCGCGTGCAGCGGTGAAATTCCTGATCTGGAAAACATGGCCGTATATCTCGGACTGGATTTGTCCATGACTACCGACTTAACATCAGTCGGCTGGGTTGGTGTTCTTGATGGAATCTATTATGTCGGACAACATTCCTTCATGCCTGAAGGGCGCGCAAAAGAAAAAATGGCAACGGATAAAGTGCCGTATGATCTGTGGAAAGAGATGGGCTACATCACTTATACGCCTGGAGATGCCGTTGATTATCAAATAGTTGAAAAATGGATCATTGAATTTATTTACAAGCATCGGTTCCGGCCACAGGAAACCGCATATGACAAATGGAATGCCTTGCATTTGGCCCAACGGCTTGAATCTAAAGGCCATACCATGGTGGAGATTCCGCAAAGAATCAATCATCTATCTTTGCCGACAAAAGACTTTCGTCAAAAAGTGTATGACGGCAAAGTTGTTCACGGGGATGACCCGGTTTTAAATTGGGCGATCAATAACGCGATCATGAAAATTGATCCTCAGGAGAATATCATGCTGGATAAAGCAAAATCTCCTCAAAGAATCGACCCGGCTGCAGCTGTCATTAACGCATACGCCAGGGCGATGTATCACGAAACAAACCAAAAAGTAGACTTGAATGCACATTTCATGTCTGATAATTTCAGCTTTTAGGATGTGAGAGAATGAAAAAATTGCTGGCCTTTCTGCTTTTAATTTTAAATGATCTGCTGTTTGTGGTGGGGGCCGCCTTCATCCTTGCAGCTGCATACAGAGTTAACACAAACATCGGTCTGATTCTGACGGGTGTATTTTTTATGTTTTATGCCTATCTCCTGACCAAGAAAGGGAGGTGAAATAATTGCTAATTGATCGGGTGTTTGAGAAACGAACTGATTCCAAGGATATTAACGGCTTCAATGATTTGTTTTTAAATTTATTCGGCGGTAGACAGACGGCAAGCGGCGAAAAAGTGAATGAAAGAAATTCGCTTGTGCAGCCGGATGTTTTTGCCTGTGTGAATGTATTATCTGATGACATCGCCAAGCTCCCTATTCATACCTATCAAAAATTAGAATGCGGGATCGAGCGAAAGCCGAGTCATCCGGCTGCCTATGTTGTCTATGCTCGGCCCAACCCTTACATGACCGCGTTCACCTGGAAAAAACTCATGATGACTCATGTTTTGACTTGGGGGAATGGCTACTCATACATTGAGTTTGGAGCCAATGGCTATCCAAAAGGCTTGTATCCATTACGGCCGGACGCTACAAATGCCTTTGTTCATCCAAAAACGGGCATGCTGTGGTATCAAACTGTTCTCAATGGGCAGACAGTGGAACTTTTTGAGCATGAGGTATTACATTTCAAAGGCCTTTCCACTGACGGCATACAAGGAAAATCACCCATCGGCGTCGTTCGCGAACACATTGGAGCTCAGGCCGCCGCAACAAAATATAATGCGAAGCTGTATAAAAACGAGGCAACGCCGCGCGGGATCTTAAAGGTTCCTGCTTTTTTAGATGAGAAGCCGAAAGAAAATGTACGTAAAGAATGGAAACGAGTCAATCAAGGTGAAAATATTGCGATCATCGACAACGGTCTTGAATATCAACCCATCGCTATGCCGCTGCAAGAGGCACAATTCGTGGAATCGATGAAATTCAATAAGGCCCAAATATCGATGATTTACAAAGTACCTTTGCACAAGCTTAATGAGCTGGATAAGGCTACATTCTCAAATATCGAACATCAATCCATTGAATATGTGAGAAACACTCTCCAGCCGTGGATTATTAATTTCGAACAGGAGCTTAACGTTAAGCTCTTTATGGACCATGAAACGGAATCCGGCCACTATGTGAAATTCAACATTGATAGTGAGCTGCGCGGAGACAGCAAGACACAGGCCGAATATTTGAAAATACTCCATGAAATCGGCGCCTTAAATAAAAACGAAATCAGGGCATTAATTGAGCGGAATCCGATTGAATACGGAGAAAAATACATGTCCAGCTTAAACTATGTTTTTCTGGACTTTATGGAGGAATACCAGCGGCTTAAAGCTGGCGGTGCCCTGAAGGGAGGTGACAAAAAGGATGAAGGATAAAGAGATTCGGCAGTTAACCACACCTATAGAAATTCGTTCTGAGGGTGAGGATAAAAGCGAATTTGTGGAAGGATACGCCCTGAAATTTGAAAAATGGTCTGAGCGGCTTGGGGGGTGGTTTAAGGAAATTATTAGTCGGAATGCCCTGAATTCGACCGATCTAACAAATGTCATCGCGCTGTTTAATCATCGGCAAGATTTCCCGTTAGCTCGAAATACCGTCTCAGGGGACACAGGGCGGCTTGAATTAGAAGCGGACAACATAGGTCTCAAATTCCGTTTTAAGCCGTCAGATACGTCATACGCGCGTGATTTAATGGCGAATATAAGAAGCGGTGTCATAAACCAGTGTTCTTTTGCTTTTTCCTTAAATCACAATGAGGCGGATGCTGATGAATGGCGTTTTAATGATGAGGAAGACATTTATGAAAGACGGATCAATAAAATCCATCGCATATATGATATTTCACTTGTCACCACCCCGGCCTATAACGACACGGAGGCAGTCGTCGGATCCCGGAGTTTGGAGAAAGTGGAGCTGCTCAAAGAAGCACGGAGGTTGCCGGAAGACAATTTGAAAATGGAACTAGAACTATTAGACCTTATTCTCCCTGAATAGAGGTCTTTTTTGTGTCTAAAAACAAGGAGGAAACGATTTATGCCAATGCAAATGAGCAAAAAAGAAATTGAATTGAGACAACAATTTACGGAAAAGAAAAAGAAGCTGATCAAAAGCTGCAGGAGGGAAATGCCGAAGAGGCTCGTACGCTTCTTGACGAGGCCAAGACCTTAAAAAATCAAATTGAATTATTGGCGGAAGGCCGTTCTCTTGCTGTTCCGGAATTACCGGAAGATAATTTTGGTTCAAAATTGGGGAGCGATTTGCAAAATCGATCAAACGGAAATGAAGACAAGGAAGAAAGACAAAAAGAATTTACTTCTGTCTTTGTCAAATCAATTCGTGGTAAGCGTCTGACTGAGGAAGAACGGGACTTACTTGAAAGCCCTGAATTTAGAGCTATGTCTGGTAAAAATGAGGAAGACGGCGGCATTTTAATTCCTGAGGATATTTCCAGAACTATTAAAGAATTAAAGCGGGAGCAGGAACACCAGCTTGAACAATACGTGACAGTAGAACCGGTTGCAACGCGTTCAGGAACAAGAATGCTCGAGAAAAACAGCGACATGACTCCGTTCGCGGTTCTTGAAGAAATGGATGAAATTCAAGAAACAGATCAGCCGAAATTTAGCAAGCTATCCTACAACATTGTTGATTATGCTGGAATCTTGCCTCTTTCAAATACATTGCTGCAAGATACAGACCAAGCAATTATGAACTATGTGGCAAAGTGGTTCGCCAAAAAGTCGATCACAACCCGTAATGCACTTATTCTTGCAGCTCTTGAAAAACTGAAAAAGGTTGATTTTAAAGGGTTAGATGCCATTAAGAAAACCCTTAATGTGACCCTTGATCCTGCGATTTCACCAAACGCTATCATTATGACGAACCAAGACGGCTTTGATTACCTTGACAATTTGAAAGATGGTGACGGCCGTTATCTTCTTAAAGACAACCCGACTGAGCCAACACAAAAAATGCTGTTTGGCCGCCGGGTTGTTGTCGTTTCTAACAGAGTGCTGAAAACAAAATCAGGAAAAGCACCTGTGATCGTTGGGGATCTGAAAGAGGCAATTGTCTTGTTCGACCGTCAACAGCAGTCCATCGCCTCCACGGATGTGGGTGCCGGTGCATTCGAAACCAACACAACAAAAGTGCGCGCTATTGAACGCGAAGATGTCAAACTGTGGGACTCTGAAGCGGCCGTATACGGTCAGTTAACACTTGAAGAGGCAGCAAAATAATGAGGAGGAAGCCTTGATGTCACATGTAACAAAAAACTATAACACCGATGGCGGAGATCGAACGGTCATTGGCGGTGTTTTAGAGATTGATGGCGGAAAAGTCATAAAGGACGGGCAGGAAGTTACTTTTGGCGGGGACGGATCAAATATCCGCGTGACTCATGAAATGCTCGATGACAAATCCGTTCGAAGTAACAACATCGGTACCGGCAGTGTAATGGAAGAGCATTTGAACTCGACTATTTTGAAGCGTTTTACCGATATTGAAGCCAAGCTGAAAGAGTTAGAGGGTTCATCTGGCACTGAATAAAATTTCAAGCAAAGGATGATGAAAAATGGCAGATCAATTTTTAAACCAGAGCAACGGTGTTTACACTTCCGCAGAGGATGATGGCACAGGTAAGCCTGTAACAGCTGTCTATTTGAAGAATAACAGTGAAGACAACCCTTTATACATTAAAGGGATGCAGGGGGAACCAGGGCCCCAGGGACCACAAGGGCCAAAAGGGGACAAAGGAGATACCGGCCCACAAGGCCCACAGGGAGAGCCAGGACCCAAAGGTGAGAAAGGTGATCCTGCTGTCATTGAAGACGGGAGCATCACCCACGAAATGCTTGGTGAAAATGTTGTCAGAAGTAAAAACATTGGTACTGGCAGCGTCATGCCGGATAACTTAAACAGCGAAGTAAAGGCCATGTTTGATAGTCTTCAATCTCAAATTGATGAGTTGAGAGAAAAAGTGGCAGGCTCTGACGATTCCGCGAACAATGAGCTACAAGAATAAGGCGGGTGAACCATCATGAATTTGGTGGATATGAAAAACTATCTCCGCCTAGACCACTCTGAAGATGATCAAATGTTATCGCAATTTATTGCGGCAGCGAAAAGCTATATTGTCAATGCTATTGGGCGGTTTGTTGATGGGAACCCACAATTTGAAATTGTGGTCAAAATGCTTGTCCAGCATTGGTACGAAAACAGAGGGATGTATGAGTCAGGGACAACAGGTTCGTCCATCCCTTTTACTGTTGAAAATCTATTGACGCAACTGCGTTATACGGATGATGAGGTGCAGGAAGATGAAGAAAAAGAGGACCAGCGATCTGCGGCACCGCCTGACCTTTCAAAAGAAGACCGAGATTCAGGATGAAGAGTTGAACTGGACCGAAACTTATATTGATTTATTCACCGTGTGGGGCGCTGTGGAGGGGGTTAGCTCTCTCGGAAACAATGAATCTATGATTGCGGGGGCATGGGGCGTTAAATCGCCTAAAAAGATCACCATTCGGTTTCGGCAAGATATTCAACGCGATATGAGAATTGTTGAACAGATCGGCACAAATGAAAAGGGTGAACCTGTTTTCCGAGCCTTTGACATCCTTGACTTTAACGATCCTGAAGATTCAAAAAAGTGGCTTGAAATTATGTGCCAGGAGGTGGGGCTCAATGGCTGAAATGAACTTTGAAGGGCTGGCCGACCTAGATCGATATTTTGAAAGAATCGGTGAAGACGTGGAAAAGGCGGAAGATGTGGCTTTGCAAGCCGGCGGGGAAATTATCGCGCAGCACCAGCGACAAAATGTTAATCGAAGCGATAAGAATCAGCCCCATATAGCTGATAACATTACGGTTTCAAAGGCCAGGGAATCTAAAGGCGCAGAAAAGTTCGTTTCAATTGGACCCAATAAAAAAGTCGCTTATCGGGCCAGATTCTTGGAGTATGGAACATCAAAAATGCCACCGTATCCTTTTATCGAAAAAGGCAGGAATGAAGGGGAGGCGTCAGCTGTGGAAGTAATGGCCCGTATTCTAACAGCTCCAATCAAATGAGTTTTGATGCAAAAGCAGAATTGAGTGCTGCCCTGGTCAACGATTTTTCATTAAAAGAACTGGTGACAGGCGGCTTTCATAATAGAGTCGCTTCAGATGTTAATGCATACCCAAGAGTCATATATACAGAATTGAAAAATGCTGATGATTCATATGCCGATAATCAGGCGCGATCCTCGGAGGTTCGCTTTCAGATCAGCATTTTTACCAATTCAAATACGGTTAATAAAGAAACCAAAATCGCAAAAGAAATTGACCAGCTTATGAAATCGATTGGATACCGTCGGTATGATTCACAAGATTTATACGAAAAGACAGACAAGATTTTTCACAAAGCTATGCGATATATCAAAGACTTTTTTGAGGAGGAAAAATAGTGCCAACAATTTACGGTTTAGATATGTTTCATTATGCAGAAGTCATTCAGGATGACGAAAAAGGTTTGGAATTTGGTAAGCCTGAAAGAATCCCAGGCGCGGTTAACGTAAAAGTTGATCCCAAATCAGAACAAACAAAATTCTGGGCTGATAATGGGGTCTTTGACAGCTTTAACAGCATGGGTGACATTGATTTAGAAGCAGAAATGGCTGACATGCCTTTAGACATACAAAATAAAATTTATGGACATCAAGTAGAAAACGGTGTTTCTTTTGCCAGCGGTGATGACCAAACCATTTATTTAGCTTTTGGGTTCAGAGCGAAGAAATCAAATGGAGGATACCGCTATTATTGGCTTCTTAAAGGATTACCCGAGTTATTAGGAGCCGAAGGCAAGACAAAAGAGGAAAAAGTCGATCCGCAAAGTACAAAATTTAAGGTTGGATTTCAATTGTTGCAAAATCCGAAAGGAAAGAAACGCTGGAAAGCGCAAGCGGAGGACAGCGACACATTTAATGGAGAAGGCTGGTTTGATCAGGTTGTCTATAACGGGTTACCTTTCGCAGCGGATTCTGGCGGTAAAGCAAACGATCTTGGAGACTAAAATAAAACAATCATGAGCGCTTATAGGCGCTCTTTTTTATTGTTCAAAAACAGGGAGGAATCAAGATGGAACCTATTTCAATCAATCTCAGAATCAATGATAAAAACAAAAAGTTTGTCACACCAAATTTCATTTCAGGAAAGCTGTTCCGGGAAGCGGCTGAGATCACAGAGGATATTGAGTCAACAGATGCTGAGCGCATTTTCACTGAAAAACAAATTGAATTTGTCTGTAATACGTTTGGGAATAAATTCTCAGTTGATGAGTTTGAAAATGGCATTGATGCGAGGTTGGTCACGAGAACAATTTACGGCACAGCAAACTACGTTTTAGGAAATATCGCTGAAGCCAGCCAGATTTTAAACCCTGATCCAAAAGACGGTGAAGAGCCGGGGAAGTAAATTTGTCTGACGCTGTCATTGACATGTACAACGCGTTAGAAGAAATCGGCTATACACAAAACCAGATTGATGAAATGGACATTGTTTACCACCTGCGGCGCCTGGCCCGCCGAAAAGAAGCCGGTGGAAAGCCCGCAGGAGAGAAAGAAGAAAAGCGCCTTTACATTGACCAGGTGCTCGGGTAAGGGGGTGACCGATTGGCAAAGGACATAAAAGTCAGACTGTATTCAAACTCGAACCAATTCAGAACGGAAATGCGTGCTGTTGCTCAGCAAATGAAGAACGTCAAATCTGAATTCGAAAAGAACCGTACAGCTGTAGGCGTATGGGGCAATGAATTAAGGACGTCTCAAGAAAAAGCGAAAACACTCAGCCGGCAGTTGGACATTCACAAGCGAAAAGTAAAAGCTCTTGAGCGTGCTTATGCTGATTCAGCTATAAAAAAGGGCAAAGATGCTCAAGAAACTCAGATGCTGGCTCGGCGGCTGAACTATGCGACAGCTGAAATGAATAAAACGCAAAATGCTTTGACGCAGACCACGCAGAGGATCAAAAGGCTGGAGGATGAATCTAGGAGCGCTTCTGCCACCATCCACAGAATGGGCCAAAGAATGAATGCAGTCGGCAGCACAATGAGGAATGTCGGTTCATCTGTCGCCATGACATCGGGTATTGCCTTTGGTGGTTTGGTCCTTCCTTTAAAAGATGCGGTTCAAGTTGGTATGGATTTTGAAAAGCAAATGAGTAAAGTGCAGGCGATTTCAGGCGGCACCGCGAAAGACCTCGCCAAGTTAACGGAGCAAGCGAAAGAACTTGGCGCCAGCACGTCTTTCACAGCCAGCCAAGCTGCAGAAGCACAGAACTTCCTTGCGATGACTGGATTTAAAACCAATGAGATTTACGGGGCTATGCCTGGCATGTTAAGCCTTGCAGCGGCCGGACAGCTTGAACTTGGAACAGCTGCAGATATTACATCAAACATCATGTCTGCCTTTGCATTAAAGGCCGAAGAATCGGCACATGCAGCCGATGTGATAGCCTATGCAGCATCCAACGCCAATACCAATGTTGAGCAAATGGGCGAGGCAATGAAGTTCCTGGCACCAAATGCGAACTCTCTCGGCTGGGGCATGGAAGAATCAGCCGCTGCCATCATGGCGTTTGGTGATGCCGGCTTACAGGGTACTATTGCAGGTCAAGCTTTTGGTACGTCCCTGATCCGTCTCGCAACTCCTGCCAGGAAGGCACAAAAAGAAATTGATCGACTTGGTTTTGAATTTTTTGATGCTGCCGGCAACATGAAAAGCATGCCTGAAGTCATCGCAGAAATGGAAAAGGGCATGAAAGGCATGACCAAAGAGCAGCAGGCGGCTACTCTGAAAACGATTGTCGGCGCTGAAGCCTATAAACATTGGGCTGTCCTTCTTCAAAAAGGTTCGAAAGCGCTCGGAGAAAATACGAAAAAGCTGAAAGAATCCGACGGCGCAGCCAAAAAGATGGCAGATACCATGCTTGATAATGCTCAAGGAAGCATCACAAAATTTCAGTCGGCTATGGAAGGCGCGAAAATTGCGTTAACCGAGGGACTTCTTCCTTCAATCGGTGACCTTGCGGATAAAGGCTCCGCCCTTCTTACCATGTTTAACAACCTGGATAAAGGCACACAAGCAACCATTGGAAAAACTGCGGTTCTTACTGCGGGAGTATTAGGCGTGACGACGGCTGTCGCTACACTGACGGCAGGAGTCGGCGCTCTTTTAGCTTTTACCGGTCCTGTGGGTTTGGCTATTGTCGGAGGTACGGCTTTATTGGGCTCTTTAGGAGTCGCCATGTATGCCGTTTCCGAACAAACCGAAAACATGAAGAAGAAGCAGGAGGAAGCCAGAGAAAAAACTTTGCTTTTTGGTGAAGGAGTTTCAAAGGCAACACAAAAAGCCGCAGGCTCTTATGTGGATTTGAGGGAAAAAGCGGAATCCCAACTTTTTGAGCTGACACGGGTTTCCGGTGAGGAAGCCGATAAGATGGCTACAAAATTAGTTCAAACGTATTCTGATATGCGAGACGAACTAATACAACAGCTTGAGATGTTGAAAAAAGATGCGATTGTTGTAATTGAAGGCTTGATGGAAGATACCGATAAGAACACCCAAAAAGCCGGTGAAAAAATCGTGGACAAAATGGTCGGCGATATAGACGCGGATATCGGAGAAGCCAGAGAAAAAGTCAAGGAACTGCAAAAACTTCAGAAAGAAACCGGTCTTGTCTCTTCCAAAATGAATGATGCTCAGAAACGAAAATACCAAGAGATCATTTCATATTTCGAAGAATCTACCAGCAAATTTGCGGCAAATCAAAAAGAAGCTCTTGCAATGCAAAAAGCGGTAACAGAGCAGCAAGGAAAGCTCTCTTTCAAGCAAGCAAAAGAATACAACGACAAGATTAAAAAAGTCTACGACGAGGGCAAAAAAGCCGCGAAAGAAGATTATGAATACCGGAACAAAGTCTTGAATCAGTTGTATGCACAGGGCTATATAGATGCTCAACAAAAAGAAGCTCTCTTGAAAAAAAGTACAGCAGACTTCCAAAAGACCCTTGCTAAAAATACAGCAAGTTATGAGGAAAATTCTCGTGCACTTTTCTCGAAAATGTCTAAGAACGGCGAGCTTCTTGACTTAGAAACTGGAAAGGCTCTTGAAAGACAGACGCAATTCATCTCTAATTCTATGGGGATGGAAAAAACTATTGAGGAAAAAGATTCTGAATATCAAGAACGATGGGCTCAAAAACAAATTGAATACTTAAACAAACTCGGAACAAGCAAAGAAAAAGCTATTGAGACGACCAGACAAGCCCTTGAGGATTTTTATGTCGGTCTCGGAAATACCCAGGAGGAAGCCGAAGCAAAAGCAGACGAAGCGATCCAAAACGTCCTTGAAAAAATGAACGGCGGCAATGAAAGAGCTGAACAGGCCGGACGAGAAAAAGGATCAGCATTCACTCTTGGTTTGAGCAGTACATTAGGACAGGCCCAAGAAACTGGGAGTCTTATTGGTAAAGGAGCTAATCAGGGATTAAGCCAAGGAAAGACGCAGCCGAAGCAGTTTGGAATGGAAAAAGGAAATGCCTTTGCTCTCGGTTTAAGAAACACGCTCGGGATTAATAAACAATCCAGCAGCGTGCTCCGTCAATCTGTCAACAGCGAACTGTCTAAAAATAGCGGCCAAGCCCGTACAGCCGGTAAAGAAAAAGGTGATCAACACAATGCCGGTTTAAGTTCCACAAAGCCTAAAAACAATAATACTGCAGCAAGCCTTTCAAAAAACGTGTCCGGTCGTCTCGGTCAGACAACTGACGGCGGGGGCGGTAAGAAAGCCGGTATGGACTTGACCAAAGGATTGATGAGTCAGCAAACCGCGTCTTACAATGCCGGTTCGAAGGTATCAAACAAGGCGAAATCCGGGTTGAAAAGTGTGAAAACCAGCAGTGTGGGTTCTGATTTTGTTTCTGGATTTGTTAATGGAATTAAGGGCGGAATCGGCAGTAACTCGCTTTTCAAAGCAGCTTGGAATCTTGGTAAATCTGCATTATCAGCATTGAAAAAGTCGATTGACTCCCATTCGCCGGCGAAAAAGAGTATGGCTGAAGGTAACAACTTTACAGATGGATTCGCGATAGGAATAAGTAAAACAGTCGCGCGTGCAAAACGAAGCGCCCAGGCGTTAGGGCAAGGAGCCAACCTGTCACTCAAACAGGAGATCAACAAAATGGCTTACAACATAAAAGGCGCGGCTGATGAGTTGCTGTCCTTGCGTTCGGAGTTAGTCGTCCGAAATGAAGTTGATACACCTTCTTTGAATCAGAAGCTGGATGCTCTCATTACGCTTCTTTCAAATGGTTTATCGTTTGGAGAACAAACAGAGCCAGCGGCCGCAGGCGGGCCAATTAGAATTTATCCGGCGCCTGTCAATATTGATGGAAAACAAGTGGCGGAAATCGTTTTTGAACAAGGTGACGGCAGGATTTTGGATAGGAAGAGTTTAGATCGATATGATCAAAATGCTTATCAGAGTGGGGTGAGACGAACCTGATGAACCTTTATTTAGATTTTAATAATGGCCTGGGGGAACAGAGCTTATCAAGTTTGCTCCCCCATTTTAAGTTGCTGAGCTTTACACCTGATTCACCGGCTATTGAACGGGAAACAGTGAAGATACCGAGGATCAACGGCCTTGTCTTGCCACAGCATCCCCGCGATGTTGTTTTTAAAGAGCGATCTATCAAGGTAGAAATTCTATTAAACTCGATCATCGCAGAAAATTTTTATCAGTACAGGCGAGAACTTTATGCGCTTTTGGTGAAGCCGTTCCCTTATTATATTTCAACCGATCTATTGCCTAATCTCCGTTTTCTCGTTACGTGTGACGGTAATTTCAGCATACAGAAAGAGAAACAGAAAAACCAAACTTCTTTTACTGTGGAATTTAATAACGTCACTGGCCTGGCAGAATCCAAATTTACATCTCTGACAAAGCAAAATTTTGACGGTGAACATTGGAGTCCAGGAATGAATATTCAAATGCGTGACGATCTGGAATACAGGTTCAAAAATCGAAGGAGGTTTCAGGTTTATAACACTGGGGACGCCTATATCAATCCTCTTGAGCATGACTACAATGTGACCTTATGGGCGGCCGGAAAAAATGTGACGATCATCAACCATACAAATGGTGAGAAACTGAAAATTGAACAGGAATTAAAAAAATCACAGCGCGTTTCTTTTATTAAGCAATACACGGTGATCAATAAAACACCTATCAAAACATCCGGCAGGCTCCCGGGACTCGATATAGGTATGAATGATTTTGAAATCCAGAATACCAATGATTTTGAAATCATATTCGATACCCGTTTCTACTACGCGTAAGGAGCATGCAAAATGGCAAACACAGATTTTATCAAGGAAATTGCACCAGACGCCCAAAGAGTCTATAAAAAGTATGATATTCTCGCGTCTCTCATTATTGCTCAAGCTTGCTTAGAGAGCGGATGGGGTAAAAGTGAACTGGCCCAGAAAGGGAAAAACTTATTTGGTATTAAGGGTACTTATAACGGCCAATATGTCCTCATGTGGACGACTGAATATGATAAGAGCGGAAATGCCACCCGTGTACAAGCCAAGTTCCGAAAGTATCCGTCTTGGTATCAATCATTTCAGGATTTAGCCAAGCTGTATGTGAACGGAACAAGCTGGGATCCTAATCACTATAAAGCTGTGGTCGGAGAAAAAGATTATAAAAAGGCAACCGCTGCGCTTGTAAAAGCTGGTTATGCGACTGACCCAAATTACGCAACAAAATTGAATAATCTCATTCAAACTTATAATCTAACCCAATATGATTCTATGGATGTGGTACCGAACGAACCAGATGTACCTGAAACACCGATACCGACGCCGGAGGTACCAAGCAAAGAATATGATGGGAAAGACGTTCCGCTTAATCAAAATTTGCCTACGGATGTTGATTTTCCACAGCTGCATGTACTAGCAGGAGACGGAAAGAATGTGGTTGAAATAACGGGCGTCTCGCTCGATCTGACGGACGATACGACGGGGAAGAAGAGTTTTACATTTACAATCACCAAAACGCAGGAAAATGCCATTGAATTTGATCTATTGGTGATCGATAACATTCTTTTTCTGGATGAACGGAAATTTAATCATCAAAAGTATTACATTACAAACGTTGAAATACGGCAAGAAAATAATGTGTTGAGGAAAACTGTTTCGGCCAGCCATATTTTCTCGGTCCTGCTGATCAACAATTATGTGACTGAAACGGTGTCTAAAAAAATGACAATCAAAGAGGCTTTTGATATCGCATTAAAAGGGACGCCATTCAAATATGTATTAAAAGCTCCAGTGAGTGACTTTCCGAGTGCCGAACAAGAAAACTTTGGTGACGGAAATTCCACGGAATTGGTGGATAAAATCATTTCGGATTACGGTCCTGAGCTGGATGTTGATAATTATAAGATCCTTGTTTATAAGAAAATTGGACAAAAAATCAATTTCACCTTAGATTCGCGCTATAACATGCCAGGTATTTCTATTAAGACAAACTCGCAAAATTGTACAACGCGCGCCTGGGGTTACGGGGCGTTGAAGAAGAGTAGCACCGACAGTAAAAACCCACAATATGAATTTGAGCCGATCTTATACGTACATCCGGATGAGAAAAAGTTTTTACTCGAAGGCCTGCCGCGCTGGGCCGATCCAATTAAAGATGAAACCATAAAAAAAGCCAGCAGTATGATTTCTGCATTAAAAAAACATGTGAATCCATATCCTGAATTGACTATTGAAGCAGATTTCCAAAAAATCTATGAGCCGAAGCTTTTAGAGATCGAGCAAGATTTTTGGAAAGGCGACACCATCCATGTCTTGGCTGTTACGGCATCAGGAATCATGTTTGAAGCCGATGTTCGGCTGATTTCAATTCAGTACAACCCGTTGAACCCATACAGCAGCCCAAAATTGACGTTCGCGAATTTCAGAAAAGATATTCAGGATATTGCAGTCAATCAGGTCAAGAAACTAAGGGATCAAAAACGATATATTGACCAGCTTTTCAAAACGCTCAGGTAGGCGTTTTTTATTTTGCCAAAAAAGGAGTGAGCAAAATTGATTCGGCTAATAAAAGATTATGATCATACGAGAAATTCCCGTCATCAAGCTCAGTTAAGATCTGATATTCACAACATAGAAAACACATTAAATGAACACGAATATAATTTAAAACGCCATGAATCTACCAAAGCCGCCCATACGTCGGAACAAATCGACCATGGCGGCTTTACTGTTGGAAACCGTCTTAAAAATTTATCAGCGCGCTTTGCCAACCTGGTCACAAATCACGACGGTTCAGATGTCAAAGAAGTAGTGGACGCCCGGGTGACAACTGAAGGAGAAATCGCGCAAACCTTGAAAGACCGGCTAGATTTAGAATTTAATAGGCTTGCTCAAAAAATAAAGCGCACTGTGTATGTTGATGACTTTGGGGCCGTTCCGGACGGGAAAACCGACAGCACCGAGGCTTTCAAAAAGGCATTAGGGAATGGCCGGGTGCGAATTGAGTTAAGTGCCGGTACTTATATTGTGAAAGGCATCAAGCTCCCATCCTGGACGTACTTGAATGGAAAGGGAAAAGGTATCACGACCATCAAGCTCCATGAGGATACGCCCGCCAGTGAATGGGTGATTACAAATGCAGACTATGAAAAGGGAAACAGAAATATTTTTGTACAGGGGATGTCGCTTGATTGGAACCCGAATAGACAAGGCGGAGTTCGGGCGACTGGCGGGCAACATTCCAGCTGCTTAACACTTGCCAATGTTAAATACGGCTGGGTGAAAGATGTTGAGGCGATAAACCCAGGACTGCACGGTTTTGATATTACAGCTCCTACTTATGATCATTTGCCAACAACCGATTATACGAAGAACGGAAGCCGTTATATATGGCTTGATAATTGTGTTGCTTATGGATATGGGGATGATGGGATTACCACACATTACAGTGAATATATTTTCATCTCCAATTCACATTGTGTTTATCCAAGCGGCAAAGCTCATAAACAGGGGGAGTCCAATTCCAACGGTATTGAAATTGACGACGGTTCAAAGCACGCCTGGATACTGAATTGCTATTCTGAGGGAAATGTCAGGGGCGTGGAGGTTAAAGCTCATGCCAAATGGCCGGCTGCTCAAAATGTCCATGTCATCGGTCATGTGTCTTATCGTGATGTGCGGTCATACGATATCCGTCATATCGGCCATCATTTAGCATCTGATCCTGAAAGCACGACAGCTTACGATGTCACATTAACAGATTGTACGGCGATTGAACCGGTATTTAATTCCTTGTATAAGGACCTTTCACCGCGTGCGCTTGTCATTTCTGCCTATAAAAATGTTGTGGTCAGCGGCTTTACAGCTATCGGTGATCCTTCATACGATTATAAAAACTATCCCGCTATCGCACTTCAATATCGCAGCCGAAACATTTCACTCACTGGAATTCAAGTGCGTGGGTTTAAAAAAGCTGAAGCGGATATCCGTCTTTTTGGCGGCAACCAGCGGACTGATAATGTCAACATTTCAAACTTCACGTTCTATAAATCTGCTAAAAGCGGCATTGTGATTGGCGGGGGAGTATATAACGTTAACATCAACAATGGGATCATGACAGGGGACAAGGGTGCTTATGGCATCACCTCACCAAACAGCCAAGCCAATATTGTGGGTGTTTATGCAGAGGGTTATGATTACTCGGCGATGATTAAAGGCCAAAAGTATAAATATGTGCCAAACAACTTAAAAGGCGGAACGAGGGTTGCCACAACTTCAGGATATGCGACATCAGAGACTGGTTTTCTTGCGGCTTCTTCCGGCGATCCTGTCGCTTCGGGAGAGGCTTCAGCTGTCATCGGATCAACCGGCGGATGTAAGGCACAGGGCACGCGGAATGTGGTAATCGGTTCTTCTGAAAGATCGACCGCAACCAAAGACGGAAGCCGGTCTGTCATCGGATCATCAAATAATGTCAGGATTGAGGGGGATGGAGTATCCCGAACAATTCTATCGTCACAAGCTGTCATCAACAATAAGAGCTATACGGTGGCGCTTGGATACGGTACAGGGAGTCCATCGGCTTCAAATAAAAAGGTAGAGATAAACGCAAAGGCTGGGAATGTTTTAGGCACCGGTCGTATTGAAAGTGTTTCTGACTTAAAGGACTTGGCTGAATACTTTGAATCCAAAGACGGCAGCAAGATTGATTCCGGTTACCTGGTAACGTTGGACGGCGATAAAATTAGGAAAGCAGAAAAAGGTGAAAAGGTTTTAGGCGTTATTTCAGAGACGGCCGGCGTCATTATGGGCGGCGCAGCTTTTTATTGGAATGATCGCTATTTAAGAAATGAGTTCGGCGGAATTATCTATGAAGAAATCTACGTTGAATCAGAAGACAAAGACGGTAATGTGGTAATTCAAAAAGAACTCGTTCCGAAAGAAAATCCACATTACGATCCGGATGTAGAATATATTCCGCGGGAAGAGCGGGACGAGTGGCATGTTGTGGGGCTGGTCGGCCAGGTCTATGTCAGGATTGATGATACGGTCCACGCAGGAGACAGCATCGTGCCCACAGGCGGCATTGGCACTAAATCAGAAGACGGAACAGGCTTTTATGTGATGCGTATTAAGCAGCCTTACTCTCATCAAAAAGGATATGGTGTCGCCCTGGTCTTTATGTATCCGCAGCTGTAAAGGAGGCTCATTGATGATTTATAAACAAGGTGGTATATCACTTGATATAAACGCGCGGAAATCGAGCGCACAATCAACCAATATCCAATTTTTCACCCAGGATACGGGCAGCGCAAAGCTGTCCTTTTCTTTTACAAAAGACGGCGTTCCATTGCCCCTTTCGGCCGTAGATGCCAAAATTGTCCTTCTATATGCGGATGATTCGTTTTATAAACGCAGCCTGACGCTGACGGACAAGGTAAACGGGAAAGCCGAATATGTGTTGTCTGACGAAGAACTCAAGCATTACGGCCAAGTTAAGGCCGAAATCAAGCTTTATTATACGAATGGTCAGGCGCTTGCGACGGTCTTTTTTACCTTCCACATCGAGAAAACTCTTGAAGATCAAAACATCGTGCCTGTTGCGGAGTACTATATTGACGATTTTGAAACGCTCCGGTCTGGCATTAACAAAACGGTGGCGGAGATCAGTCAAACTCTTGATGAGATTAAAGCAAAATTTGCGGAGTTTGAAAATATTGAAACAAAAGACGGGGCGACGGAAAAGGCGAATAAGGCTGAAGCGAATGCCAAGGAATACACGGACAAAGCTGAAGCGAGCGCGAAAGAATACACTGACAAAGCGGCAGTAAGCGCAAAGGAATACACAGACATTCATGCTAAAAATACGGATATTCATATCACGGCAGCGGAGCGGGATAAATGGAATGAGGCGGAGTCCCGGGCTAAGTCTCATATCAATAATCAGTCGAACCCTCATCAAGTAACGACAAAGCAGGTTACACTCATTAATGATTCAGCATTTCAAGATGCTTCTTATGAGGGAGATAATTATCCTGATGGAATCTCAACTTTTCCGCTTTTAGCTAATGAAGCCACAGGATACCCAAGTTCATATGGCGGTATTTTAAATGTGAAATCAACTCAATACCGGTTTGCCCAAGTTTTCTTTCCAGCAGGAAATTCGAAGGACCCGAGAATTTACATTCGTCATTGGTATCATAGTTTAGGTTGGACAGACTTTAGCATGATTCCAACTTCAAATGATCTAAAGCCTGCCTGGACTGAAGTTCCTTTAAAAAACGGCGCGAAACATGGGGCTAGAAAAGTTATGTGTGCGGTGGTTGGCGGTTTTCTGTGTTTAAAAGGCGAGATTATCACCAATAGAGGCGTGATTTTTGGGACGCTACCAGCTTCTTATAGACCTGACCAGCTCCGCAGTAGACTTGTTCCTATATTCGGTACAACAGGGATGTCCAAATTGTATATCGAAACAAACGGAAATATGAGGCTGGAGGGGCAAATCGCTGATAAGTCCGAGAACATAACTTCTTATGGTTTGGACGAAATTATTCCCCTATAGGAGAGATAAGTCATGAAAAATATTTTCAAATATGACAAAGAGACGTTCTTGTTGATTGATAATGATATCATTCAGCCTGATGATCAAGGGAACTATGAAATTCCGGATGGATGGACAGACATTCCATTTGACCCGGGTTTATATCTTCCGAAGTTTTTTCCGGACGAAAAGGTGTGGAAGGAGACGGCTACAAAAGAATACATTGAAAGCTTGCTGCCTCCGGAGCCTGAGCCAGACATAACCGATCTGTTGAAAAAACAAAATGCCTTGCTCTCATTGCAAATTGCACGCCTTCAGGCCGATGTTGAAGCGTTAAAAGGGGTGGGGCATAATGAAATATCCCGCGTTTGCAGATATCAAACAATTCTATGATTGGGGGTGTTACACGGATGATGAGATGCGAGAGTATGTAAAAATCGACTGGATCACCCCGACAGAGTATGAACAGATAACGGGAAGGAGTTATGACAAACCCGCCGTCTGTGTGGATTTAGGAATGCCAAGCGCCCAATAAGGGTGTTTTTTATTTTGCCTCAAAGGAGGTGAAAACGATGTGAGAACAGGAGGATTTCAGGACATGACACAACCCAATGATTATGATGTTTTACAAAAAGAAATCGCAGAAATCAAAGCAGATCAAAGAACACAAGATCAGCGGATCACTACTCTCGAAAGAACGACTGACCGACATGATCAGCAGATCATTTCAATCAATGAAAAGCTGAACAAGATCGAGGAAAACACAACTTGGATCAAGCGCAGTATCACCGGCGCGATCATTACAGCGGTAAGCACCGGCATCATCGGCGGTGCAATCGCTGTTTTTTATAATCTACTGCAAAAATAAGGAGGAAAACACAATATGAAAAACTTAGACAAAGGCACAGTCGTCCGGACGGTGCTTCTTTTTATTGCATTGGTAAACCAGACTTTAATTATGTTCGGAAAGGCAGCTTTGCCGATCAGCGAGGACCAGGTCAATACGCTGGCTGACGCTTTGTATTTGGCCGGTTCTACGATTTTTACAATCGTCACGACCTTGGTGGCTTGGTATAAAAACAACTATGTCACAAGCAAAGGAAAGTTGCAGAAAGAGACTCTGAAACAAAAAGGATTAACAAAATGAGGTTGCCGGCTGGCAGCCTTTTTATTTAAAACAAAATTGGAGGGTTTCAAATGGTTAAAGTCGTGAAAAACTTTGTGAAAGTCAATCAATATACCCGGCCAGGGCTGAAGTTGGCAGGAGTGAAAGGGATTGTCATGCACTATACGGCCACGCCCGGTGCGTCCGCACTGAATGAGCGAAATTATTTCAATGGCACATGTATCGCTGATAAACGTTACGCTTCAGCCCATTATTTTGTGGACCGTAAAGAGGCGCAGCACATCATCCCTGAAAATGAAGTTGCGTACCATGCACATGATAAAAACCGCTGTTATGTGAGTTTCCTTAAACCGAATGCTAACACAAAATCAATTAGCGTTGAAATGTGTGTCGAAAAAGATGGCAAGATTCACAGTGAAACGGTTCAGAATGCTGCTGAATTGGTTGCCGACCTGTGCAAGCGTCACGGCCTTTCTACAGACAAGATCGTGCGGCACTATGATGTGACAAACAAAAATTGTCCGGCTCCCTGGGTGAGCGATTCAAGCCAGCTGGCAGCATTCAGGAAAAAAGTTGATACCTTGCTTGGAAATAAAACTGTGTCAAAGACAACATCATCTACGAGCCAGTCAAGCAAATCCACAGGGACTATCCTGAAAAAAGGGTCGTCCGGTTCCCAGGTCAAGGCGCTGCAGAAACGTTTGATTGCCGCTGGCTTCTCACTGCCGAAATACGGGGCTGATGGGTCTTACGGAAATGAAACGGTGCAAGCTGTCAAAGCTCTGCAAAAGAAAGCGGGTATCGCGGTGGATGGAATTTATGGACCGGCTACAGAAAAGGCTCTCGCAGGTATTGAAGCGAAAAAGAAAAAGTCGTCCTCAAGCAGCAAAAAATCATCCTACCCGCTGCCGTCTGGCATCTATAAGGTAAAAAGCCCACTAATGAAAGGGACGGCCGTCCGCCAGATTCAGGAGGCTTTAGCTGCCCTCTATTTCTATCCAGACAAAGGGGCGAAGAATAACGGCATAGATGGCTATTACGGGCCGAAAACGGCGAACGCGGTCAAACGGTTCCAGATGATGCACGGGCTGTCTGCGGACGGAATTTACGGACCTAAAACTAAAGCGAAACTTGAAGCTTTATTGAAGTAGAAAAAGGCCCTCTATAAAAAGAGGGCTAACTGTTATTCGTTACTGTCCAATTCCCATACTGTCTGACCATCTACTAAAATTTTATTTGGCGGATCATCATAAAGTGAAATTTCAACAAACGAACTTTTCCCTTCTCTTAACCAATTATAAACACTGCCTTCACGGTTAGCGGGATGAGCCAACATATTATCTACTTTAAATACAGCTGCATGGTATTCTGTGTAATTCACATCGTCATCTTCTAATCCGTTGTCTGTTTCAAAGATTGTATCAACGTTACCCGTAATCTTAAATCCACTTTTCCATTCTATGATTAAATCACAATCTTTATAATGTTTTAATGTTTTTATTAAAGAATCGTATCCCATGAATATTCTCCTTTTCTTATGGGTGTGATGGTACTATATGAGCTCCGTTTTTTCCATAGTGTATAATCCCTCTTGTAGTCTCTACATACTTTTTGGCATCATGATCATAGTATTTTCCTATTACTTGACCACACTCTATTCTTTCCCTATCTTTTCTGAACAGATCACCTTTTCCCGCAAACTTATCAAGCAATTCTTGTGCTTTTTTATTATCTCCGTAGAAGATGCTTTTGTTTTTACGACCATTAGCTATTTCTTGTTTGTAGTTTGGTGTTCCAGGAATATGTTTTTCTTGAGCACCTGGTTTTACTTTTGCAGGGAAACCATGCACTTCGCGATACGGACCTTTCGGTACGGATTGTTTGCCGTAGGAAGGTGTTTTATCAACCTTCGCAACTTTCTTTCCAGCTTCTTCACCTTTAAATAACTTGAAGCCGCGCTTTCCGTACTTAAATGCCTTTCCAAAAGGTGTGACACTCAATCCGGCCATTAAACGATCACCATTATCTTTAACGATTTCGCCTGTCGCAAGGTCGTATCCAAACGCTGCTCTTACTGCATCATACACACCTGTAAATTCCATCGCTGTATCGAAATATTTAGCAAAGTCGCTTTTTTCCACATTCTCTGGAAGGGTGTAGGCGGGTTCTATCTTGACGATTGTATCACCGTCTATGTATGCCCGGTAAAGCGTATCGTTAAATACCCTATAATCTTTTTTCAGTTCATTCAATTCCTCTTGGGTGTACTCTTTCTTGGAAACCTTTTGTGTCGCCAATTTTTTTAATCGATCTGGATCGGCGAGAGTGTTAATGTCCGCATCTTCTTTGTCTCCGACTTTTTTCAACATGGCACCCATCGCTGTTTCTTGATTTCCACTCAATGTATCCATCTCATCCGGCTTTAAAATCGCGCCTTTTTGATAACCGGTGATTTCAATTTTGGGGCCGGTATACATCTTTTCGAGCCGGGCCATGTATCTCTGCATCGTCTCAAGATCGTTTTCAGCCGTTTTGAGGGCGTTGGTTTGCTCGCGGTCAAACGCATGCAGCTTTTCAAGAGTCGTGCTGATTTCCTTTAACGCTTTCTGATTTTGTTCATGAAAATCGCTGTCGTTCAAATCCGGTAAATCAACGATATGACTGACTTTTGCGATCGTCGCGTTAGTCTTAGAAACCAAATTTTTTGTTGTGCGATCAGCGGCATTTAAGCCATTCTCCAACTCGTGTTCGAGAAAGGACTGTGAAATAAATCCGTTATGGTTGGGTTCCAGAGAATTTAGCGCGCTTTTCATTTTCTTCAGCGTGGAACTGTATTCCTCTATGAAAGTATCATAAAACTGTAGAAAAGGGGTGTGACATTCCTCGTAAAAGGCGCGGATCGCATCGCCGCCTTTTCCTTTTAAAGCATCATCAAGTGATGTTATGCCCTCAACGGCTTTTTTGACTTTAGCAAATTCGTCTGATTGTTGTTTTAATTGTTCCAGCGTTTGATCAATTGCATGGTGCAGCGCTTGAACATCCAGAGTCTTCATGGCATTCTCCTCTAATCCTTTTGGTTACAATCAGTATAGAGTTTACCACTATACGGAAACCGATTGGGGAATAAATCCTGTTCATCCATGAAAATGAATCAATTTACATAGATAATTAAGCCTAGATATTTCAGTTATCTATTGACGGTTGTAAATAGGTTTGGTATAATTAAAATATAGAAAGGAGGTGCTAAAGTGGACGAGGTAAGAAACTGGATTCTTGCCACTGCTGGAGTGGTGACCATATTCAAACACATTTATGATATATGGCAAAACGAAAGCAAAAAAAGAGGCAAGAAAAAGAAAAAGCGCTCCCGCCGGGTAAGCAAGAAGCGCTAAACATAGTGAGCGAGAGAAGGGGAGAAATCCCCTTGCTCTCCAATTCATTATATCACGTCCACAAATTATGAAACAATATTTTAAGCATTACAGCTCATTAGACATGGCAACTATGCTCATCCTAATAGCGGGCATTTTTGCAATAGACTTTGAAAAAGTCGGTACTCTCGGGACAATCACAGGCATCATTTTATACCTGGCTGTGATTGTCACACTGTTAAAAGGATTAATTCTGATTTGGAGCGATAAAAGGCATGAAGGAAAACGAAAAAATTAAGTTTATCCAGGATGAAGTTTTGACAGCTGCAGAAGCAGGCGAGCTCCTCGGGGTTACAAGGCAGCGTTTAAGTGCATTGGTGACTTCCGGGAAGCTAAAGCCTGTGAAGAAGGTCGGTACAGTTAGCTTGTTTCTCCGTGATCATGTGGAGACTCAAAAGAAAGAACTTGAAGCTGGTCGAAAAAATACCGCCCATATGATGAGTAAAGCCCTTCAGCTGTGAGAAGGGCTTACTTTATTTCCACACTGACGACATCCTCAAATTTAATGAGGTTGGTGTCTCCTTTAGAATCCACTACATGGAAAGTTTTCTTCAACTGGTTTATGTAATGGATATGGCCCTCTATTTGAACGATCTCCCCGGTTTCCGGTCCGTTAAGCATTTGCAGCGGCTTAAATACAGAAAACTGGACTGGATTATTAAACTCAATTGCTTCACTTATGGCCATTTCCATATCTTCGATCTGAGACATGTCAAGAACCGGCCTTTTTATTTTGTCCTGGCCGCTTTCTAACTCGCGAAGTAGGCCGACATGCTCCGGCAGCATCATAGCTGTCCATTTGATTGATCCACGATCTTTCAAGTTGTCATCTTTCATGGTGTTCATCTCCTTGAGATGATTATAAGGGAACATTTGTTCTGTTCTCAACAAGAAAAATAACCCATCCAAAGTAAAGCCCTCTTTAAAGAGAAGGCTTTTTATTTTGGTGGGCGAATTTCGATAATAAACATTTTGAAATTAGGGCGGAGCTTGAGTGTCAGTTCACAGATATCATTTGAAAGTGAATAATCAGGATCAGCTTCTTTTAAAGCCTTATTTAAATCATCCTGACTAAATCCCATAGTTACAAATAAAATATAAGCAGCCCCCATACCTTTCATTGACGGCTTTGAATAATCATCGCTGTTGGAAATAAGGTTAATTCCTGTTAAAACATCTTGTTTATTGAACATTCCTGATATTATATAGTCTCTATCCGTATTAGAGTTATCCTTTTCATTAGCCAAAATCTGAACAAAATTCTCTTTCGTCTCATTTAATTCACCATCTTTATCAAGCCTGGAAAGAGGTTCCTCAATAACATCCATGTCAATACTGTCTATGTTTTTATTATATTCATCAATAAATTCATTTAGAGTAAAACCGAAATCACTCTTTGCTTCGGTGGTTTCTGTCTTCTCTTCAGCTGTAGCTGTCTGGTTGTCAGTTTTATTTTGTGGTGCACTGCTGCATCCTGCTAACACCAAAAATAAAACCAGTAATATCTTTTTCATAAGGATCCCCCTCTTGTTTAAAACGAACATTTACATTTTAAAACAAAATAGGGGATTATCCAATGTGTTAACAGTTAAGTGAACACCCACAAATGCACCCACAAAACACCCACAAACAAAAAATATTTCTTGATATTTTATCCTACATAAAAAAATGAAACCCTTATATATCAACGTTCATGACCCAATATGATATATAAAGGTAATATAGGTTATAATCCGCACACAAGTCTACCCTTGGGAGCGCGAGCAGTATATGTCTCAGTATTAATCTAGGAACCCCCTTGGCACCAGTGGTGCCAGGGGGGGTTGAATTTTGGTCAAAAGATTGGGTGACCAAAATATGACCAAAAAAATTTGAAGTTTCAATCTAACTCCATAATCGATGAGACATAACCTTCGTAATCTTCGATTCTATCTTGGTCAAGTTTCTTACTGATATTGGGAGTAAACATCAGCTGCTTTTCTTAATATATTTCATGTCTGTACCTGAATTCCAAGAGTAAAACCACGTGTGTTAGGCGAAAAGTGTGGTCAGCTTGGAATGACGCGGCAAAAGTGACCAAATACTGATTGGAATGAATATGTTATATTTAGGGGAACAATAAGCGAAGGGGAAACTATTAAATGTTTGAGTTGGATAAGATGATAAACAAAGTAAACGGCCTTAAAGAAGAGCACGCAAAGGGAACCCTTAAGGTTATTTGCGGAAAACTGGATAATCTAAAACACGCGGGTGGTCAATATACAGAGAAAGAATTTGTTGAAGATATTCGATCAATGATTGAGGATTTTCGAGAATTGGATAATAAAGAAGAGAATAATGAATAA